AGAAGAAGGTTGGGATCGGCTTGGCGCCATCCATTGTGATGGCGCCGGCTGTGAAGGCCGGCCTGGTGTTCAATGAGGGCGCGCGGTTGAGATTGCTCGCGATCGCCCCGGACTCCAAGCTGAGTTTCAGACTCCGCAGCCTGAAAGCAACTCGAGTCAAGAACAGGCTAGTCAAACTGTGTTCCAAATATGCGATAAGCCGTAACGAAGACGGTCGTCTCATTGGACAGGGTGACTTATCTGGGCTCGACGACTTGGCTGCTGTTTCTGTAGCTACTCAGCACAGGTTTATGGTTAGTGGTGGGACAGCTTATGCAATGAATCGCATTAAAACTGCGGTTCCTGATGCGGGCAGGTCCATGTCGCTTAAGCCTGTAACCAAGAGGGAGGCCGACATCGCGTATTACCAATGCGGGATGTTTCACGGAACAGAGTGGGAGAAGACCGGGCCCACACCGGAAGCCTACAGGGTGCTGTGGCCGTTGACGAAAGACGAAACAGACACAGGCGCAGCGGTCCATATAGTGAAAGCCGCCTCGCTTGGTCTACCGTATTGCGCCAAAGGCAGCAACCCTGAAGCACTTGAAGCTTGCTTAGGCAACGTCAAGTACCTCATCCACGACTGGAAGGACAACGCGGCTGCCAAGTATCACTTGGCAATGGAGAGACAGCCAATCTTGGTAACTTTTCAAGGAAAGACCAAGACGGACGTCTACACCCGAGCGAAGATCGAGGACCAGAAACTGCGGTTTTACACCGTCATGCCTGGTCACTTGAAACTTCTTTTGAACCGCGTCACCCAGCCCTTCGGGAAAGCCAAGAGAACGTTGTTCGATGTCATTGATGGAAATCATGATGTCGCTAACTTTCACTCGGCACAGAAGGTAGGCATGACCCAGGACGGACCACAGCACATTATGCTAAGCCTCGATGTGCAGCTCCGGACTCACGGTTACGCCTATCTACATTGTGGAGATGACGCAATCTTTTGCTACTTCTCCGACGATGCCAGCCTCGAAGGCGACACGAGGCTCGTAATGTTCAAGATCGACGCCAGCAACTACGATCTGACGCAGCGTTACGACCTCACCAGTGAGCTGGACAACCGAATCGCGCAAGGATTGAGCTTGATCGACCGCAACTTGGCGGAGTTGTGGCAGGCAATTTTTGCCAAACGTCTCGTCAACATCCACATGTCGGGTGTTGTTAAGA